AATGATGTAGTTCGTACTGCACAGAAGCAATCTGCTGAGAAAACCTTAGAAGAGTTGGAGACTATGTTCTTAGATACGTTGCATAAGCGTAAGATGTACGATCCTAACTTACTGAGGGATTATGCTACACATGTTCGCTGGAAGGTGCAGAAGGTGTTACCAGAGAAGTTTGGTGAGATAAAGCAGAGGACAGGTGTTGAGTTAACTGATGGTGCGATAAGGATAGTGTGGGAAACAGATGCAAGTAAAGATACCATATAAGCCTAGAGACTTACAGGCAGAGATGCACAGAGACTTGAAGAGATGGAATGTGCTTGTTATGCACAGGAGATTTGGTAAAACTGTGTTTGCTGTCAATCACATGATAAAACATGCTTTGACTTGTCCGTTGCCAAGACCGAGAGTTGCTTTGGTTGCACCTACATTTAGTCAGGCTAAGAGGATTAGTTGGGATTATGTAAAGTATTATGCTGGTGTGATACCAGGAGTTACGTTTAATGAGACTGAACTGAGGGCAGACTTTCCTAATGGTGGTAGGATTATGTTGTTGTCAGGTGAAAATCCTGATGCGTTAAGAGGTATTTACTTGGACTTGTGTGTGTTTGATGAGTATGGGATGCAGAATCCTAGGGTATGGGGGGAGGTTGTAAGACCAGCACTATCGGATAGAGAGGGTGCAGCTATATTTCTAGGTACACCAAATGGACATAACCATTTTTATGAAATATTGACTCAGGCTAAACATGAGACTGAAGAGGGAAGTGATTATTGGTATTGGAAGATTGCCAAGGCTAGTGAAACGCAGTTGGTAAAAGATACGGAGTTGGATGCTGCCAAGTCACAGATGACGTTAGAGCAGTATGAACAGGAGTATGAATGTTCGTTTACGGCTGCGATTATTGGTGCGTACTATGGAAGATTACTTGTAGAAGCTGAAGATGCAGGCAGGATTACGAGAGTGCCGTATGATCCTGCGTTGCCAGTGCATACAGCTTGGGATTTAGGTATCAATGATTCAACAGCTATTTGGTTTGCACAGGTTTACAGAGGAGGAGCAGTAAATGTTATCGACTATTATGAGAATACTGGTTTTGGATTGGACCATTATGCAGAGGTCCTTAGAAAGAAGGATTATCATTATGGAGACCACCTTGCTCCACATGATATTGAAATTAGAGAGTTGGGGTCTGGCAAATCACGGATGGAGACAGCGTTTAGTCTTGGCATACGTTTCAAGGTGGTTTCGAAGATGAAGATAGCTGATGGTATCAATGCTGCTAGATTGTTGATGCCAAAGTGTTACTTTGACAGGGATAAGTGTCATCTAGGTCTTGAGATGATGAAACAATACAGGCAAGAGTGGGATGAGAAGAAGAAGAGGTTTAGGGATCAGCCAAGGCATGACTATACATCACATGCAGCAGATGCGTTTAGATATTTGGCTATAGGTATTGAGAATAGAAAGAGTTATACAAGACCACCACAAGCTGTTGCTGATAATAGTTATAATATTTTTGCATGAGTAAGTATGAAGATTTGCGAGATATACTGATCTTAATGCAGTATAGTGATTTGCATAAGACGTATAACTTGGAACAGATATGCAGATGTATTGTTGTGCCAGTGATGTTAAATCAGTATCAGGTAATACGATTAGAACATGAACTTGTTATGTTTGGCACTTGGGGTTTTCCAAATAAAAAGCAATTAGATGAGTATATGAAAACAGGAGAGTTCCCTCATGGTGGTTATCAAGGTGGTGGAAAAGATGTTTGGATGATTGATTTTATTTCAAAAAAAGATTATACCTTAAAAGGAGTGAAACATTTTAGATATTTTTTTAAGAGAAAAGGGTATCAGGTTGCGTTTTGGCTCAGACAGAGAAATAAAAAACTTGGCTTTGTCAAGTCTGCAAGGAGGTAGACATGGGTGGTAGTAATGGCAACAGTTCAGGAATGGGTGTTGAAGATGATGTCAGAGGTATTGCAAAACAAAAAGCAGACCGAGAAAGAAAGGCAATGGCACAGTCAGGTGTTCAAGATCCATACGAATTTACAAGACTTGCAGAAAATTTACAGGCACAAAAATTAGAAAGAGAAGCACAGGCTGCATCAATAACAGGTAACAAATTGTTAGATGCTGCTGTTCCAGGTGCAGGAGCATTGTCTCTTGTAACGCAGTTTTCCAAAGAACAACAGGCAAGAGAACTTAGAAGAGGTGGTGAGATGGTTACTGATGATAAAGGTAACTATCAAGGTGTTATTGGAAAAAACTTTCTTGGTGGTAGAGTATTTAGTGGTAATCCAGACTTTGATCCTATAGGGGGTGGTACTTCAGGAAGTGATGACAACCCACCACCAGTGCAAAGAGTTGATGTGACTCCTGAAGTTACACCTGAGATTACACCTGAGATTATTCCTGATGAACAAGAAACAATCCTTACAAGAACAAGAGGAACTAGAAGAACAAAACGAGCAGGACAAGCTGGAACATTTATTGAAGGATATGGTGCTTTACAAAGAGGTAAAGGACCTAGGTCAGTAGTTTAGGAGAAGCAAATGTCATTTTTAAGACCAAAAGTAAATATACCTCCACCACCACCTCCACCTGATCCACCAATGATGGTTGATGATGCTGATACACAAAGAGCAGCAGCTTTGGCTGAAGAGAATGTTGCAGATGAAAGACGAAGAAGAAGAGGTCGTGGATCAACAATAGTAACTGGTTTGACATCAGGTTCTGCATCAACAACTACAGGAACACCAGGATTAACAGGGTCAGGGTATTAAATGGCAGATTTTGCAAAAGAGTTAGTCAACAGACTTAATTATCTTGAGACTTACAGAAAGTATTGGAACACACACTATCAGGAACTAGCTGACTTTATGTTGCCTGAAAAGTCTGACATTGTAAGAAAAAGAAGTCGTGGTGAAAAAAGATCAGAGAATATATTTGATAGTACATCACAGTTAGCTGTTGATCTATTATCTTCAGCTTTGCATGGTATGCTTACATCAGGTGCTACACCTTGGTTTCATTTGGATATGAAAGATGAAAACATAGGTAGAGATGATGAGGTGCGTGAATGGCTTGAAAGTTCATCAATGAGTATGATGAGAGCCTTCAACAGATCAAACTTTGAAACAGAAGTGCATGGTATGTATGTAGACCTAGTTGTGTTTGGTACTGGCTGTATGTTTATCGAGATGGAAGATAAAACACTAAGGTTTTCTACAAGACACATATCAGAGTTTTTTATACAGGAAAATCAATTTGGTTTAGTTGATACTGTATTCAGAAAGTACAAGAGTCCAGTTAGACAAGTCATTCAAAGATTTGGCTTGGACAATGTAACGGAATATATCAAGAAGAAATTTGAGCAAAAACCTGATGAAGAAGTAGAGTTGCTTCATGTGGTGTTGCCAAGGATGAACAGGAATCCTGATAAACCTGATAATCAGAACATGCCTTTTGCATCTTTCTATATTGATATGGAGACAAAACAGTTCTTGTCTATTGGTGGTTTCGAGGAGTTTCCTTATGTTGTTCCTCGTTTTCTAAAAAGCACAGGAGAGATCATGGGTCGCTCCCCAGCCATGACGGCTCTCGCTGATGTGAAAATGTTGAACCTAATGAGTAAGACCATCATTCAGGCAGCACAAAAGCAAATAGATCCTCCACTATTAGTTCCTGATGATGGCTTCATTTTGCCAGTTAGAACACAACCAGGTGGACTAAACTTCTTTAGATCAGGTACAAGAGATACAATATCACCACTGAATACAGGTGCTAACATACCTATTGGTTTGAATATGGAGCAACAAAGACGAGAAGCAATCAGAGGTGCTTTCTATGTTGACCAGTTACTAAGTGGCACATCTCCAAACATGACAGCCACAGAAGTTGTGCAAAGACAGGAAGAAAGAATGAGAGTGATAGGTCCTGTGCTTGGAAGATTGATGAATGAGATGTTAAAGCCTTTGATTGATAGAGTGTTTTCGTTGATGCTTAGAAGTGAAATGCTTGCTATACCACCAGAGATACTGCAAGGCAGAGACATAGATATCGAATATGTATCACCACTTGCAAAGGTACAGAAGTCAACAAGCCTAAACTCAACAATGAAAGCATTAGAGATATTGTTACCATTATCACAGAGTTTACCAGTTGGAGATCATTTAGATGCAGATGGTCTTGTCAGACATGTTACAGATTCATTAGGTGTTCCAAAGAGTGTCTTGAAAACAAATGCAGAAGTTGCAGAAATCAGAGAGCAAAGACAGATTATGCAACAGGAGCAAATGGAAAGACAACAGGATCAAGAAGATGTAAATACAGCTTTACAGGCATCACAAGCAGTAAGGATGGTAGGTGGTGGTCAAGGAAATTGAAGCTATTAAATATATGTATCGGCAAGTTTTTACTACCGATAGTGGAAAAAAGGTGTTACAAGATTTAGAAGCAAGATGTAATTATCGTAATACAACATACGTTCAGAACGATAGTAACGGAACGGCTTTTGAAGAAGGCAAGAGAACAGTATACTTGCACATTTTAAATATGTTAGAAGAGGAAACAAATGAACGAAACAGAACAACAGGCAATCCAAACTGAGCCAACACAACCTAGTGTGCCAGTTGAAACTCCTGCTGAATTAGCCAGTGGAAGTGGATCTCGAAGTGAGTTTCTACAACAGTTACCTGAAGAAATCAGAGATCATCCAAGTCTACAAAGCATAAATGACGTAGGAAACTTAGGACTTTCCTTTGTAAACGCACAAAGATTAATTGGTGCAGATAAAATACCATTACCAAAAAATCCCACAGAGGATGATCTAAATAATATTTATACAAAGTTAGGTAAGCCTGAACAACCAAGTGGTTATGAAATAAAAGCTGATGGTCAGATACTAACTGAGGGAGATGTCAATACATACACAGATATTGCACACAAACTTGGTTTATCAAAGACACA